GATTCAAATTATTTGAAATTAATGGATTTTTTATTAAAAATTAAAAATAAAAAAATATGTGTTATAATGAATATAACATCATTCAATAAAATTATTAAAGATCCAATATATTATAATTTTATAAATAGATATGCTGATTTAAATAGAGCAATTATAGATATGATATATTTTAGAAAAAATATTTATAATGAAATGTTAAATCTTACATTAAATGAATATACAAATTATACAGTAGATGATGATATAATTAGACAAGGATATTATGAATTATTTTCCAAATTATGTTCTATAAATAATAATGATAAATTACTCAGACATGTTATTATGTTTTCAAATCCTAAAATTATGAGTTCATTTGAAAAAATGAATATTAAAAAAAAAGTAATAAAAGCAGTAAAATTACCAACTGTAAAACAAAGTTCAAGAAAATCAACTTCAAGAGGAATAAGTAAATCATCAAAAACACCAGCAATAGTTCCACAAATAACTACTATATCACGAAGTGGAAGAATAACAAAAACAACTCAAAAATATGTTCCATAAAAAATAAATATAAGGATTTTTAATATATTCTTTTTATAAGAAATGACTGATATAACAATTGTTTCAGCATTTTTTTCTTTAAAAAATAAATATAATAGTTTAGATATTTATAAATTTTGGGGAAGTAATTTTTTACCTTTTTTAAATAAAAATCTTGTAATTTTTACAGATGAAGAAAATTATGATTTTATTTGTTCTTTACGAACAAATGAATTAAAAGAAAAAACCAGAATTATTAAAATAAATATTGAAGATTTTTATATGTATAAATACATTGATTATCTTAATACAGATTTAGAAAGAGATGTTGAAAAATTAAATAATACAATAGATTTATATTTAATATGGAATGAAAAATTAAATTTTATTAAAAAAGCAATTAATTTTAATTTTTTTAATTCTACATATTATGCTTGGTGTGATTTTGGTTGTGTTCGTAATAGTATATATCCTGAATTATATCTTAAAAATTTTCCAAATATTTCAAAAATAAATGAAGATAAAATTCATATGTTTAAAGCTGATTGTAATTTTACTGATGATGATTTTAAAAATCCATATGATGAAAAATTTAAATATATGAAAGGTTCTATATATGGTTCATTTATTATTGGTAAAAAAGATTTATTATTAGAATTTATTGATATATATTATAATAAAATTATGATAAATTATATAAAAATGAATAAATTTATAGGAAATGACCAAAATTTATATATATCTTTATATTTATCTTATCCAAATTTATTTAAATTAATAAATGGTGAAAATGATAAATATACTATTTTACATTCCCAATTAAAGTGGTTTTATTTCCTTAAATATTTCTCATAAAAAAATGATTTAAATCAATAAAACAACATATAATTAATTAATGGATCAACTTAAAGATGACTTCTGTTGGGATATTCTTGATAGTTATTATCTCAAAACTAACTCAACAGAAGAAATCAATCCGCTAATTAAACATCAAATTGATAGTTATAATAAATTTATAAATACAACTTTACCACAAATTATTTCAGGTTTTAATCCAATCAAAATAAATACAAATACTAAAAATAATGATATTGATAGTAATATTCAAAAAATTTCTATTAATGTCTTACAACCATCATTAACAAAACCAACTTATCAACTTGGCGATGGTACTCAAACTATTATGACACCTCATATAGCAAGAATGAATAATTTAACTTATTCAAGTTCTCTATATGTCAAAGTTCATATTATTATTGAAATTATGAATGAAGATGGTTTTATTAGTAAAATTGATAAATATGTTAATAATATTGCTATTGGTAAAATTCCTATTATGGTTCGTTCTAATGCTTGTATTTTAAATCAAATACCAGCAATTGCTGATAAAAATAATAATGAATGTAGATATGATTTTGGTGGATATTTTATTGTCAATGGTAATGAAAAAGTTTTAATAATGCAAGATAGAATTAATGAAAACGATACATTAATATTTAGTCCAAATAATAATAGTGATGGTATTTATGCTGAAATTCGTTCTATGAGCGATGCCAGTTATTTACCACCAAAAACTACTAGTTTAAATATGACTGGTAAATCTAATCATATGGGTAGAACTATTAAATTAAATACTTCATTTTTAAGAACTGAAATTCCTGTTTTCATCATGTTTAGAGCATTAGGAATTATTAGTGATAAAGAAATTTTAGAACATATTGTTTATGATATTTCAAATGAAGATAATAAAAAAATTATTTCACAATTAATGGCATGTTGCGAAGATGCTTGTGATATTCATACACAAGAACAAGCAGAAGAATATATCATTAAAAATATGAATGGAATTAATAAAAATTCTCCAAATGCTATCAAAATTTTAAAAGAAACTATTATTAATGATTTCTTACCTCATACTAGTAAGAATTATAGAAGAAAAGCATTATATTTAGGTTATATGCTTTATAAAATGATTAGAATTTATCTTAAATATGATGATTATGATAATCGTGATAGTTATATTAATAAAAGAATTGATAGCCCTGGTGTTCTAATGAGTAATTTATTTCGTCAATGTTATGGAAAAATGACAAAAGAAATCAAAGCTTTAATTGAAAGAGAAATGAATTTATGGCGTTCCAGTCATTCTTCATTAACTACTGATATTATTAGTGATAGTAATATTCATAGATATTTTAAACATTCATTATTAGAAAGTTGGTTAAAATATTCTTTATCTACCGGAAATTGGGGTATCAAAAGTATTGGTAGTTTCCAAAATATTCGTCAAGGTGTTTCACAAGTTCTTAATCGTATGTCTTATGCTTCCACTTTATCACATTTAAGACGTATTAATACTGCTATGGAAAAAAATGGAAAACTAGTTCAACCTCGTAAATTAGATAATTCTCAAATTAATATGATTTGTCCTGCTGAAACTCCCGAAGGTGCTTCTGTTGGATTAGTTAAAAATATGGCATTGAGTACTAATGTTTCAATTGCTATGAATTCTACCCATATTCGTAATATTTTAATTGAATTAGGAACAAATATTTATGATGATAGTTATAATATTGATAAAGATAAAACTAGTTCTTATTTGAAAGAATTAGGCAATATTTCAAATGTATTTATTCAAATTAATGGTGATATTATTGGTTATCATAATAATCCTGTTGAATTATATAAAACTCTTAAACATTATAAAAGATGTGGTATCATTTATCCTATGACATCTATTGTATGGAATATTATGAGAAAAGGTATTATTATTAGTACAGAAGCAGGTCGCATGTATAGACCTTTATTAATTGTTGATTATAATGAAGAAACTTGTAAGAGTGAATTAAGAATTAATAAAATTTTAAGAGAAAAAGGAATGAAATGGAAAGATTATATTAGAAATAAAACATTTGATAATTTCATTGTTCCTAATATTGATAATGAAGAAGGTTTTATCGAATATCTTGATTGTAATGAAATTAATAATTCTATGATTATTATGGATTGGAAGGATTTAAATAAAAAAGAAACTGGCAATTATATGTCTATTAAATATACTAATTGCGAAATTCATCCAAGTCTTATGAATGGTATTTTAGGTGTTAATATTCCATTTAGTGATCACAATCAATCTCCTAGAAATTGTTATCAATGTTTAGGAGAACTCGAAAAAGTATTATTAAGTAATGGAAATTATAAATATATTTGTGATATTAAAATTGGCGATGAAGTCGTTTGTTTCAATCCAAATGATATGAAAACTACAATCTCAAAAGTTATTTATCATTATAATAGAATTACTAATAAATTGGTTTATAATATTAAAATTATTTCTGGAAGAACTATCACTGCTACATACGATCATGATTTTATGACTAATCAAGGATGGATTAAAGTTAAAAATTTAGATAATACTATGAAATTAGGTATTCATCTTCAATCAGATTATATTGATAATACTCCTATTGAAATCGTTAAAATTTTAAATAATCTTAATAATGATGATTATTATATGCCTATTATTGCTCGTCTTGTTGGTTATTATCAATCTAATAATTTATTATTTCTAACAAAAGAAGACGAAGAAAATTATGATAAAGATATTAATACTATTGGATTTAATAATGATATTAAATTTCGTATATTTATTGAAGATATTTTATCAAAATTAGATTTATGGATTTTAAAATCAAGTAAATTAGTTAAAAGAGAATATCTTTCTGGTTATCTAAGTAATAATTATGTTAAAGATACATTTATTAATAATTTATTAGATGAATTTAATTTAATTAATCCCAATGATTTCTATAATATCATCGGTGTTCGTTATAATAATAAAAAACTTCAAGAATTAGCTATTAAATATGAATATTCTAATTATTTATTAGAAACATATAGAAATGACGAAATTATTAAAAAATATTCATTTGATGAATTCGCAAAATTAATTGATTTTAAAGGTAATATGATGTTTATTCCATTCTTAATCAAATTCCTTAATACTAATAATAAAATTAGTGATTTAACTATCGAAAATTGTGATTATCATAGTTTTATCGGCGGTGATGGTTTTGCCGTCAGTAATTGTGCTATGGGAAAACAAGCATTAGGAATTTATATGAGTAATTTCAATAATAGAACTGATACTATGGGAAATATTATCAATTATCCTCAACGTCATATAGTTTCAACTAAATTATCTAAATATACATATTCTAATGAATTGCCATCTGGTGTAAATGCCATTGTTGCTATTATGACACATACCGGATTTAATCAAGAAGATAGTGTTATGATTAATAAATCAGCATTAGATAGAGGTTTATTTACAAGTACTTATTATAAAATTATTAGAGACCAATGTACTAAAAACCATAGTTCAAGTGAAGAAGAAATATTCGTTAATCCTAAAACTATGTGTAATGTTAAAAATTTATCATATGATAAATTAGAAGAAGATGGGTTCTGTCCTAAAAATACTTATGTAGAAAATGGTGATGTTATTGTTGGAAAAGTTATGCCTAGAAAAATGAATGGTAAAACTACTTATCAAGATAATAGTATTTCTATGAAAGCAAATGATGATGGTTATATTGATATGAATTATGTAGGAACTAATAGTGAAGGTTATAAATTCTGTAAAATTCGTATCAGAAAAAATAGAAAACCTGAAATCGGCGATAAACTCGCTTCTCGTTCAGCTCAAAAGGGTTCATTAGGTATGGTTTATGATCATAAAGATATGCCTTTTACAAAAGAAGGTATTGTTCCAGATATTATTATTAATCCTCATGCTATTCCTTCTAGAATGACTATGGCACAACTTATGGAATGTATTATGGGTAAAGTTGGTTGTCAATTAGGAGCATATGGTGATGCTACACCATTTTCAGGATGTACTGTTGAAGATATTGCTAAACATTTAGAAAATAATGGAATGGAAAAATATGGTAATGAAATTATGTATAATGGAAGAACTGGCGAACAAATTAAAACTGAAATATTTATTGGCCCCACATATTATCAAAGATTAAAACATATGGTTACTGATAAAATTCATTCGAGAGGCAGTAATGGTCCCATTGTTATGCTTACTCGACAATGTAGCGAAGGTAGAGCAAGAGGTGGTGGATTACGATTAGGAGAAATGGAAAGAGATTGTTTCATAGGTCATGGTTCTTCATTATTCTTAAAAGAAAAAATGTTAGATTGTGCTGATAATTATCGAGTATTTATTTGTAAAGAGTGTGGAATGATTGCTTCTGTTAATATTGAAAAGAATATATATAAATGTCATTATTGTAAAAATTCTAATGATATAGTTCAAGTTCGTATTCCTTACGCATTTAAATTATTAACACAAGAATTACAAACGATGAATGTCGTAATGAGATATATTTGCGATTAATTAGATATATATTTTAACCACATTGAATAAAATAAATTTGATGATTTTTTATATACTTCCGGATGAAATTGAATACCTATATTTTTATTTTTAGTATCATATGCCATATATATTATTTTTTTATATTTTATACTTACTTTCCAATTTTTAGGAACTTTAATTATATAATCATGATGATTAAATCTATAATTCTTCGTTTTTATTTTAAATGGTATTTTTATTTTTAATTTTTTATTATATTTATTATATTTTTTCATTTTAAATGATTTGATATTATTTAATTTAGAATAATAATATACTAAATATTGAAATCCATAACATAATCCCAAAATTGGTTTTTTTGATAAAAAAACTTCATCAGGTATTATTCCATTATTTATTTTTTTTATTCTATAATCAGAACCTGATAATATAATACCATCTATTTTTTTTAATGAAGATATTATCCCTTTTTTATCATCCCAATTTTTTATAATCAATTTTGCCTTATCTTTAAAAATACCCTTAAAATTCTTTTTTTTAATTTTATCTATATCTGAATATAAATTAATTAATAATATTTTCATGTATTGTATTAATTAAAATACTCAAATAAAAAAAATTGATTTATATTATATTTATTTCTTATTAAATGAATTCTATTCAAATTATTGCCGACGAAATTAAAAAAGTTTATGCTATTAAAAATGATTATGCCGTTGGTTCTTATTGTTTCCATGAACCATTAGATATTGATATTAATGATATGGCAGAATTTGCTTGTTCCGTTTCTGTAAAAATTGGTTTTGAAAATTGGGTCTTATGTGTTAATGGAAATTATTTCGTATTAGAAATTGATGATAGATATATGGTTATATATTTTGCCGATGATAGACTTGATAATGCGACAGAATTTGTTATTCGTCGTTGTAATAATTATCAAGAATATAATGATATTATCTTGGAAATATAATTTTTTTATCTAATACGAACATCTTGATATTCTTTATAAATAAATTTTGGCATTATACTTCCAACCTGTGTTTGATTAAATACCGTCTCTATATCTTCTCCTTTTATTATCGAAGAATTCATATATATAGGTTGTTCTAATATTTTTTGTCCTAATGAAGTACATATAGGAGGTCTAAAACGAGCATCACCTGTATAAGATTTTTGTTTATAATCTATTGGATTATAAATACGAACATATAATTCACTATTTTCAGGTAATTCACTTGTAATTTTTCTAATTTCATTCGGTTTTTCTTCTTTTTTAATTTCAACTGGTTTTTCTTCTTCTTTTTTAGGTTTAGTTTCTTCTGTCAAAAATTTTAAATTTGGATTTGAAGCAATAGCATTATCTATATATCTTCTAACTGTTGAACTTAAATCACCATTATCAGTTGTATTAAATTGTTCTTTTAAATTATTTTTCTCTTCATTTGTAATTAATTTCGATTTATCATCTGTATTAAATGTTTCTTTATTATCAGGTGTATTGAATGTTTCTTTATTATCAGGTGTATTAAATTTTTCATTTAAATATTTATTAATTTCATTTGTATTTGATACATTAGACGGTGTTTCCTTTTTTATTACAGGCGTTGGTTCTTTTGTAATCTTTGATAATTCTTTTTTAAGTGCTTCTACATCAAGAACGTCTTTTGATTTATCTATAATACCTCCTTTTGAATTTTTTATTAATTCTTCTGCTTTTATTTTTAATTCCAATAAATTATAATGTTTATTAAATATTTCAAGTAATATCTTTTTTGTTATTGTTTTTGATGTTAATACATCATTTTCAAATGTTAAATATTTATCCGATTCTAAAAATGCTTTAAATAAAAATTTATTAGTTCTTAAATGAATATAACAATCTCTTAAAGGCATTAATATTTTATCATCTGGTTCTTTCTGATATTTAGTTTTATATAAACTAATTATTTTTCTTAATAAATTTCTTTTTGCTATTGAACTTTCAATACCACCTTCTGCCAAATTATTTTGAACACTTGTTAATTTATAATATTCATGTGAATTATATAATTCTTCTGTTAAATCATCCCTTGATAAAAGCATTTTCATTTTTAATTCTTCCATATTAGGTGGTCGATCTAATATCCTTTTATAAATATCTATTATTTCATATTCTGATAATTCTTCTTTTAAATATGGATTTGATGGTTCATATAATATTGGTATTATATCTTCGATTGTATTTTGGTCATAACTACCTACAAAATCTTCACTAAAATAATATTTATGATTAATTATTAAAATTAAAAAAAATATTATTATTAAAGATATTATAATAGGTAAAATTATTTTCATATTCTACTTTTAAATAATTATAATTATTCTATTTAGAAAATGAATGATTATGAAAATTATATGAATGATATTTTTAAATTATCTCCCATAGAAAGATTTGTTTTTGGAAAAAGAGATAAAAATACATTATCTCATTATGATAATCATTTATCAAATGAATATATTAATAAAGAATTAAAAATAATTGATAAATATAAATATACTAGTGATATTGAATTAAAATATATATTAGAAATTTCTAAATATTCTATTGATAATAAATTATATTTATTATTATTCTCATCTTTTGAAAATAATATTACTATTTTTCTTGATGAAAATGATAATCTTTATCCTAAAAATGCTTTATTTAAAAAATCAAGAAATAAAGATTTTGATATTTTAATTAAAACTTCAATTGAACGAGCAAAAGAAGGATTAAAATTAAAAATAACATATCCAAAAATGATTATTAAAAAATATATGAATGAAATTAAAAAATATAATAGATTTTCATTTTTATATAATTTTCTTAAAAATCATTATTATCCTTTTTGTAGAAATGAAATTGGTATATGTTATTTAAAAAATGGTAAAGATATTTATACTAATTTATTAAAAGAAAATATAGGTTTTCTAGATATATCACCAGTAGAAATTCATAAATTAGGTTTAAATTTATTAAAAGATTTTAAAAAAAATGTTAAAATTGAATTATATAAATCACGTGTTGAAATGTATGATGATTGTTTAAAATATTCTACTTATATTTATAATAATATATTAGAAAA